CTTTCGGGGGCACCTGTGACGAAGCTACCTGTTAGGGTAGATAAGTCTTTGCCTTGGGATATCTGCGAAGATATCCTTTAGGCCGGGTGTACCTTTCGAGCCGTTAGGCTCTGTTGCAACCTTAACCTAAGAGCGTATTTTATGGCTACAGTCGTGAAACCTTACAGACTTAGACTCTCCTATATGGGAGGGTTTTCGGCCTGTGGACCTGCCACTCCCGTTGCCCCGTTTAATGAATCCCGGTTAGTTGGTTCCTCTAATGATCTCACGATCACTAAGAGTGCCAATCTAAACGATTGGGTTCAAAGGATCAAAGAAGGCAGAAATGCCTCCACTGATCTTACGGTCACGGGTTCTAGTGTCAAGCGATATGTACCTTCTTATTATAAGTGGGTACATAGATGTCGTGCCTGTTCCGGAGTTCCAGAGACTTCAACTAAAGGAAGTCAATGGGTCTACGGTGACATGACGTCTTCATCGGGTTTCCCTGCTGCCAATCCTACTTCTCTTAGCGCTACGGTTGCACAAAACCTCGCCAAGGAAAGGTTTATGCTTAATTGCCTTGCGAAACAACGCATGTTTACTGGCGGTGTTTTTCTCGGCGAACTTCGCAAAACCCTTCGCATGATTAGGAGTCCTGCTAAGTCTCTTTTCAGCTCCATAGGGGGAACTATTGACTCTCTAAGAAAGAGAGGCAAGTTACTCCCTAAGAACCGCAGGAAAGAGTTCTTAGCGAACACTTACCTTGAGGCGACGTATGGCTGGCTTCCGCTCATTTCTGATATTCAGAATGGTGCCGAGGCCCTTGCTGAGTATACCCTAAAACGCAGGGATCATATCCCGGTTCGAGGCTACTCAGGAGTCGTACTAGACTCGTACGCCGAGACGTGGGAGTATCAAGGTCTCTTAGATCCTCTCTCCATGTTGGCGAGAGATCTTCGAACCGTGAAAACTAACACTGTCGAGGTTAAATATTATGGTAAGTTGCGTTCGGACCCAATCGACACGTTGGCTATGCACGCGAGATTCTTTGGATTCGATCCAAGGTCTTTCGTGCCAACCGCGTGGGAATTGATTCCGTACTCATTCCTAGTCGATTACTTTACCAATATTGGTAACGTAATAAATGCATGGTCTTTTCAGACGTCACAGTTGATCTGGTGCTCTAGAACAACTGTGAAGCGCTGTTCATCGCGCTTCTTTACTAGGCTCAATAAGGGTTATGAAAATACCCAAATTGGGAATTGTAAAGGCTACTCTGTGACCATCTCTGACGGGGATTTGACCCTTGAAAGTTTCGATATTAGGAGAAAGGCCGATGCTTACAGCGACATGCTAAGCCCTCCTTCAATCCGTTTCCGTTTACCGGATATGGGTATGAAGTGGCTTAACATAGCTGCTCTAGCAAAAGGCCGATTTCTGAAACCGTTCTTTTAAGGGTATCTCCTCAATGTTGTAATTCTGGAGTACCATTATGTCCATCACTTCTGATGGCACTATAACGGGTCAGGCTCAAACTGGCCTAACATCGCCGACGTATACAACGACGGTAGATGTTGCCCCGAGCGCAAATGGAAAACAGTGGGCGATAACCGCACTTGGCGGAACGCAAACTGGTGTCGATGCGCACTCGGTGTCCAAACCCTTCACGGTTTCGGCGTTTAAACCTACTGTCATGCGACAGCTTGGTACGCCTAATCCTGTGACAGGGGTTGTCACCTCAGTTCCGCGTAATACGTACAAGATTATCACCCGTAAGGGTGTTAATCCTCTGACGGGCCAGCCGATGGCTACCATGCTGATAACGACCTCTATTGAGGTCCCAGCTGGTGGTGATACGGTTGACCCTGAGGACGTTCGCGCGGCGGTATCACTTCACCTCGGGTTTCTCGTTGAGAACTCCGCGGGGATTGGAGATACTTGCGTGAATGGTATCCTGTGAGGATCCTTCGGGAAACTCTATGGACGCCACCCTTCGCGAGATACTCCTTCATTTCTTACGTACTTGTCTTGTGTATTTTTCTCGTCGCCTTATCGGTCCGCGAAAATCGGATGATGAGAATGACTTGGATACACGCAAGCGGGATGGAGTTAACGGTAAGTAGGTCGTGATGATTGAACTTTTTGTTCTACTCATCATCATCTGCTCGCCTTTACTCCTTCTGTTCATTGTACTTTTGTACAATTCTCAGAAACGTAAAAGAATGAGTGACACCGACAAGCCCTGAGAGGCTTAACTGAGGATAGACAAGATGAGCCTAAACTCTCATGCTCTTTTCCAGTGCCTAGTGGATGATGTTTCAGACTTCCTTTCTGCCGAACAAATAAAGCAGAAGGAAATCTGGCCTGATGCAACTCTTCGGCAGCGTGCATGCCACGCTTTGGTACACTCGTTCTACAAGAAGTTTGTAGATATAGTGTCCCCCGGCGCGGATGCTGCTGCCTTAGAAAAGTTTAAGGAGGTAAATTTATCCTGCTTAAACTGGCGTTTGCATCTTGGTAACTCATGGGATGAAGTATTGTTAGGTGAGCTTAAAACCTCACTTTATAATTTCTTCAACCCAGACGGACTACCGTTGATTACCGGCCTTGATCAAATTTTTGATCTCGGTCGTGTGGGACCCGGTGCATCCGTTGGGGCACGAGGCAGTGACTTCTATACGAAGTTATTTGACTCCCCCCTGACTACGACGTCAGACTCCCTATATAAACATTATAGGGCACGTCTCCAATACTTCCCTAGGTGGGCTGATGCCGAAAATACTCGGTATGCTCATCATGGCGGTAGCAGAGTCGTGTTAGGTAGCCGTCTTCATTTCGTTCCGAAAACATGCGACATATCACGATTGATCTGTGTCGAGCCTAATCTGAACATGTTTTATCAGCTTGGGCTTGGTACTGTTCTCGAACGTCGGCTTAGGGAGGTGTATAACATCTCGCTAGATGACCAACCAGAACTGAATCGTGAGCTTGCAAGAATCGGTTCTCTAGATGGTAGTTTTTCAACTATCGACTTGAGTTCCGCTTCTGATTCCTTGTCTCTCGGTATGCTGACTGAAGTACTTCCCCGAGACGTCCTGTCTTGGTTGAAGTTTCTCCGGTCTCCTGTATCGACGATAGGGGACGAGCAGGTAGAGTTCAACATGGTCTCTACAATGGGAAATGGTTTTACCTTTCCCTTGCAAACTGTGTTGTTCTCTTGTGCGCTCTCTGCTTGCCATAGGGCACGGAACATACCAATGTATCGCTCCCTAGAAACAAGACGTCGACCTGGAAACTACGGTGTGTTCGGAGACGATATCGTTTGTCATAGTAATGTGACACGCGACATTTTACGTCTCCTGAACATACTAGGTTTTAGGGTTAACCCAGAGAAGACCTTCACTGAGGGTCGTTTTCGCGAGTCTTGCGGTCGTGACTTCTTCCGTGGTCACGATATCCGTGGCTTTTATATTCGTAAGCTTCGGACTATGCAAGATCGTTACGTTGCAATCAATGGTCTAAACCTTTGGAGTGCCAAGACGGGTATCACCCTTCTTGAAACCCAAAAGTATCTTCTGTCTTATGTCCGGAAACGTTACGTTCCTGTTCATGAGAACGAAGATGCGGGAATAATCGTACCTTCCTTTGTTGTTGATGACCTGAGGGTGGATCCTAGAACCTGGAGCATTCGCTACAGGCGCTATGAACCCCGCCTTCTTGTTCTTCTAATCAACGAGGATAGTATTCTTATACCCCGCCAGACTAAGAAACGTCAAGTTAACCCTGATGGGTTAATTATGGCTTTTCTTAACGGCAACGTAAGGTCCTGTAAGATAGCGCTCAGGCATGAGCCTCCTACTTATAGGTCGAAATGGTGTGTAACCCATAACTGGGATTACGCACCGACGGGCTCAGTGAGGAAACTTACTGAGACTGTATGGCAGCGGTGGAAGACCGCTGTCTACTTCAATCTTTTAGGTTGAAGTAGATCCCTG